GCAACTATAATTAAACAATATCAGCAAACATTTGAATCACCAATTTATGCCTATATTGGAGGTACAGAAAAAGGAATTGTTGATTTTATGAGGAAAGAACATAACTTGAATATTATTTCAAGACCTGCTAGAAACGATAAGTTTGTAAGAGCACAACCAGTTGCATCTGCATGGAATGATGGTAGAATACTTATTCCGAAGAATAAAAGTTTTACAAATGTGTTCTTACAGGAAATTATGAGTTTTACAGGAGTAAGTGATTTACATGATGACCAAGTTGATGTTTTATCTACATTGTATGATTGCTTACAAACAACAAAGAAACCTTTGTGGAGAGTTACATAGATGGGTATAATTGACAATATAAGAAATGCTTTCAGTTCAGATAAAAAAGAACAAACAGAAAAAAAAGAAGCTCCAATAGTTTATTACAACAGTTTAGGAACAGATGTCACTTACAAAGCTAAATATGACCAATTAGCAAAAGAGGGCTATCAACAAAACGCAATAGTATATAGATGTATAAATGAAATTGCAAATAGTGCGGCTAGAGTAGAAATAAATTTATTTAGGGGTGATCAAGAATTAGATGAACATCCATTATTAGACTTACTTTACAATCCAAGTCCAATGTGTTCACAGGTAGAGTTTTTTCAGGCAGTATATGCTTACTTACAAATTTCAGGCAATAGTTATATTCTAGGTGTGGGGGCAGATAATGCACCACCAACAGAATTATATAATTTAAGACCAGATAGAGTAAGAATAAAAGCTGGGCAAAGGGCAACTCCAGAATCATATCAATACATGATTGCAGGACAGGTAGTAGAAAACTATGAAGTAGATCAAGCAACTGGTAAATCTAGAATAAAACATATCAAACTTTTCAATCCATTAGATGACTTTTATGGAATGTCACCTATTATGTCATCAAGTATTGATATTGACCAACATAACCTTGCAAATAAACATAATGTTAATTTATTACAAAATGGTGCAAGACCAAGTGGTGCTGTTGTTTTTAAACCAAAAGATGAAACAGGTGCACAGATACAACTATCTGATGTTCAAAGAAATCAACTTGTAAATGATTTAAACCAAAGATTTTCTGGCACTGGAAATGCTGGAAAACCAATGTTGTTAGAGGGTGATTTTGATTGGAAAGAAATGGGACTATCACCTAAAGATATGGACTTTACACAATTAAAACACATGAGTGCAAAAGATATTGCATTAGTTTTTGGTGTACCAAGTCAGATAATAGGTATTCCAGATTCACAAACATATTCAAATTTTTCAGAAGCTAAACTTGCATTATACAATGAAACAATCATACCTTTATTAGATAGGGTTCAATCAGATTTAAATGAATGGTTGACACCTCAATTTGGTGAAGATTTAGAAATAAGATATAATATTGATTCTATACCTGCTATGGCAGAACAAAGACGAAGAGTCTTTGAATCTGTAACTGCTGGTGTACAGAATGGTATTTTAACACGAAATGAAGCCAGAGAACAATTAGGTTATGAAACAATTAATGGTGCTGATAGTTTATTAGTACCAGCAACTTTGATGCCTTTGAATGTAGCTGGTGATGAAAGTCAACCTCCAGCATCAGAAGAAATAGAAAATGAACCAGAGGAAGAAGTTGTAGAAACAGATCCAGATGCTCCTGTTGAAGTTTTAGATGAAAAGAATGATCTTACTAATTTTCCAACAAGAGGTGATAATAAAAAAATAAGTTTGAGAAATAGTCAGTATCCACAATTTGATTACAATTTTGCTTTGAATGTAAAAAATGACAATAATAAAGTTTGGCGTGCTGGTGGTAACATCAGAGGGAATGAGGCATTCATGTTATGGGGTAGAGCAAGAGAAGGTTCAGAATCAAAAGGTGTAACTGATTGGATTAAAGAAAGAGAGGCTTGGATTGCTAGACATTTTAGAGATGGAAGACAATTCAGAAGTGGTAACAAAGAACCAAATCTGTCAAGTATAGCAGGTGTGGTTGCACAAATGAAATGGGGAACAATCGGTATTTTAGGTAAACAAGGAATGAAAGATGTAATTCTTGAAGTTATTAAAAAAGAAGAGGGTAGAAAAAATTATGATGATTTAGTTGAGTTTGAAGCTACTCAAGAATTTGATGAAGAAAAACAATTAACAGCAAGAGTCAGGGAAGCTCTCAAAAAAAAGGTTGAAGAACATAACGAAAAACATGGTGATAAAAGAGGTAAAAGAGTAACATTAAGAATGTTAGGTGCAGTATTTAGAAGAGGTGTTGGTGCTTATAGAAACAATCCAGCATCAGTAAGACCAGGAGTAAGAAGTGAAGACCAGTGGGCATACGCTAGAGTCAATGCGTTTTTATTTGCTGTAAGAACTGGTAGATTTCAGGGTGGTAAATTTGATCTTGACCTATTACCTAGTGGACATCCATTAGCAACATGAGGTCATTATGTGGAAAGATATAACATCAAGACTTTTTATTCAAAAAGATCATGAAGATAATCATGAAGTTGTTGTAAAAATTGGTCCTGTACTTTCAGAAAATGATGCAATCCATATTGCTACTTATATTTATGTTACACAAAATCTTGATATTACAGATGTTATAAAACCAGCAAATACAACTTTACACTAATGATATACAGAGAAAATCAATTAAGAATATTTAAAAATGTAAAAAGGAGAGAGTGGTTAAGACAAAATAGAATGAGAGAACCATTTATCAAACAATGGAGACAAAGATTAAAAAAATATTTTACTGATTTAGGAAATGATCTAAAAGAAGATTATGCTTATGGTTCAAATACACTTGTAAATATAAGAATTAACAATTCAGCAAATATATTGAGAAACATAATGAGAGTGCAATATATTATTGTTGCAAATGCTTTTAAAAATTTTTTTTTAGATAGAACACAAAATGTTAAAGATTTTGATACAGAATTTGAAACAAGACTTGATACTTACATAGAAAATAATGTTGGAACTTTAGTTACAAATATTAATGAAAACACTAGAAATAAAATACAATCTGTGATAAGCGATAGTTTTGATGATGGACAATCAATTCCTGAAACAGGCAATGTTTTAAGAGATACCATTGTTGGTATGGGTGCTTACAGAGCAAACTTGATTGCTAGAACAGAAGTACACAGAACAGCTAGTTTTGCTAATGAAATAGCGGCAGAAAGTATGAATATGGCTGGTACAAAAAAAGAATGGGTAGCTGTTAGGGATGCAAGAACCAGAGTTACTCATTTAGTGGCAAACGGTCAAAGGGTAGGATTAGAAGAAAGATTTACTGTTGGAGGTGAACTTTTAAAATATCCAGGCGACCCTGCTGGTTCGCCACAGGAAACTATAAATTGTCGATGTGTATCTATTTACACAACGCCAGATTTCTTGTAGAGGTAGTATATTATGGAATATTTAATAATTTTTATTATTGGTTTTGCAATTGGTTATTTTGTAGGCGAAAGATATGATATTAAAGATTTCTTTATTGATTCATGGGAATGGATTAAAGAAAAAATAATATTTAAGTTTTACAAATAATGCCATTAGTCAAACCAAGAAAAAAAGAAAAAAGAGAAGATTTTTTAGAAAGATGTATGGGAGACAAAACATCTGTTGATGATTTCCCATCCAGAGGACAAAGATTTGCAGTATGCAATGCATTGTTTAATGACAAAGATAATAAGGAGGAAAATTCAATGGATGAAGTAAAGGGTATGGCAGATGCCATCAAATCACTTACTGGTGTTATAGAAAAAGGTTATCACAAAAAACCAAAAGATAAAGATAAGGACAAAGATAAATCATACCATGATGATGATGATAAAATGGGTCATGAAGATGAAAAACCAAAAGGTTCACATAAAGACAAAGATATGTTTGCAACAGAAGATGAAGCAAATGAAAGAGCAAAAGAGATAGGTTGTACAGGAACACACTCACTTATGGATAATGGTAAAAGAGTTTTTATGCCATGTAGTAGTCATGATTCTTATGAAGAAGCTATGAAAGATAAAGGTGCACATGAACCTGATGAAGAAAAACCTAATAAACCTAAAGATGAATTAGAAGAAATGGGTATGCACAAAAAACCAAAAAAATCAGCTTGTGAATGTAATGGCAATGGTGAATGTCAATGTAAAACAGAAATCAAACAAATTATATTTGAATCAGAAGTAAAAGCTGATGGTAAAGGAATATTCACAGGTTATGGTTCTATTTTTGGAAATGAAGATCAAGGAAATGATATTGTACAAAAAGGGGCATTTACAAAATCTTTGCAAGAAAGACCAGCATCTAAAGTAAAAATGTTATTTCAACATAAAACAGATGAACCTATAGGTGTATTTGAAGAAATATATGAAGATCAAAAAGGTTTATATGTAAAAGGACAACTTGCAATGGGAACTCAAAAAGGAAGAGAAACTTATGAACTTCTAAAAATGGGAGCTCTTGATGGTATGTCAATAGGATTCAAAGCTGATCCACAAAAACAAGGATACAACGAAAACAAAAGAGGGATTAGAACTCTTAAAGAAGTTGATCTTATGGAAATCAGTTTAGTTACCTTTCCAATGAATGAAGAGGCAATGGTTCAATCAGTAAAAGGTAATGGAAAAAGTATTCGTGAATGGGAAGACATCTTACGAGAGGTAGGAGGTCTATCACGAACAGAGAGTAAAATAGGAGCTAAGTCTTTATATAAATCTCTAAATCAGCGAGAGGCTGATAATAAACAAGAGTTAGTAACTTTACTTCATAAAGTTGCTGACATAATTAAAACAACCAAATAGGAGAAAACCAATGGTAGATAATGAAGTAAAATCAGCTATTGAAACTCTAGGTAAAACATTTGAAGCTTTCAAAGAAACGCATCAGCAAGAACTTGCACAAATTAAAAAGTCAGGTTCAGCAGATCCGATTACATCAGAAAAGTTATCAAAAATTGAAAAAGATTTAGATAAGTTAGAAGATGTTAATCAAGCTGTTACGAAACAAAAGATGGCACAAGATGAAACAGCCGAGAGAGTCAAAAAAGTTGAAACTATGATGTCAAGACCAGAATTTGGAAAAGCATATAAAAGTGCTGATTCAATGGAAAAAAAGGTATTTGACAAATGGTTAAGACAAGGAAAAGAAGCATTAGGTCCTGAAGAATTAAAGGTTCTAACTGCATCAAATGATAATACTGCTGGTTATTTAGCGCCACCAGAATATGTGCGTGAATTAATCAAAGGTATTGTTGAAATATCTCCAATCAGATCAATTGCAAGAGTTAGAAGTACAACTAATAGATCAGTACAAATTCCAAAAAGAACAAGTACATTTGCAGCAACTTTCGTTGCAGAGCAAGGAACTAGAAGTGAAACTACTGGCTACCAAGTTGGTCTAGAAGAGATACCAACTCATGAATTATATGCACTTGTAGATATTTCAGAGCAAGAGTTAGAAGATTCAGTCTTCAACCTTGAGCAAGAAATGACAAGCGAATTTACAGAACAGTTTGCAAAAGCTGAAGGTAATGCGTTTGTAAGTGGTAATTCAGTAGGTAAACCTGAAGGAATAGTAACAAATTCATCTGTAGGTACAACAGCATCAGGAGTTAGTGGTTCATTAAACGCAAACTCTTTGATCAGTTTATACCATGCAGTAAAACCTGACTATTCTAGAAATGGAACATTCGTATTTAACAGAGCAACTTTAGCGGCAATTAGAA